TTTATTTGTTTGTCCTGAGTGTTACGAGCCTAAAGCACCACAGATAGACCCTGTTCCTCATGTAGCTGACCCAGAAGCGATAAGAGATCCAAGGCCACAATTACCTCCATCAGTTGTAGCTGGTGAAGGTGTGGTAAGAACAATCGACCCGAATGCAATGATCACTGTAACTGGTGATAGTATAGGTTCTGCATTTAAAGCCAGTGGTGCAACTGGAGAGGTTGGTACAGTAACAGTGGTGATATCATGAGCTTTACATTAGCTACGTTAAAAACAGCCGTAAAAGATTACTGTGAAACATCTGAGTCAACATTCGATACTCAGCTAACTACTTTCATTGAAGAGGCGGAAGAAAGAATACTCAAGAACGTAGAGCTTCCTGTGTTCAGAAAGAATGTCACAGGAACTGCAACTGCCAGCAATACATATCTTTCAACGCCAAGTGACTTTCTCGCATCATATAGCTTGGCTGTTATATCAAGCAGCGTTTACAGCTATCTGCTTTTCAAGCACGTTTCTTTCATAAGAGATTATACGCCTAACGCATCAACAACTGGCACTCCAAAGTATTACGCTTTGTTTGATGACAACACATTTCTCTTAGGTCCAACGCCTGATTCAAACTATTCATTTGAATTGCACTATAAATTTAGACCAGCATCGTTAACTGCAGGGTCAGATAGTGGGACTACCTGGCTATCAACTAACGCACCAGATGCTTTGTTGTACGGCACGTTAGTAGAGGCAGCAACATTCCTAAAATCTCCTGAAGAAGTTCCTGCTTACGAACAAAGATTTGTTAGTGCAGTAGCCGCCCTCAAACGTATTGGCGAAGGATATGGTTCCAGGGATGAATACAGATATGATATTGCTAGGGGCAGCTAGATGATGGTTCAAGAGCCAAGCATTGAGATAGGCAAGGTTGGTGTGACCACCACCGAATGGAAAGGCCATGATGTAGATTATTGGGCAGAGCAGGTAACTAATAAGATAGTTAGTATTGGTGGTAACTGTCATCCGTTGATTGCTCAACAAGCAGAAGCGTTTAAAGAAGACGTTTTGAAACAGATTTCATACTATATGAAAGAAGCGATAAAAAGTGATAGAACCACTCTAATCGCACAATTGGAAAAACAAAGCCAACCAGAAATGGCTAATATTTTAAGGAGACTGTAATGGCTATATCGACAGCTATGTGTACGTCCTTCAAGCAAGAGATTCTTGTTGGCACACACAATTTCACTGCAACAACTGGTAATACTTTTAAGCTTGCATTGTTTACGAGCAGCGCAAGCCTGGGAGCAAGCACCACAGCATTTGCAACAACCAATGAGGTTAGTGGCACAGGATACTCAAGCGGGGGTTCAAACCTGACTTCAGTAACACCAACCACTTCTGGAACGACAGCGTTGTGTGACTTCTCAGATCTCACATTCTCCAGCGCATCAGTGACAGCTAATGGAGCACTCATTTATAACAGCAGTGCTTCCAACAAGGCAGTTTGTGCGTTGGCTTTTGGTGGGGATAAAACTAGTACGGCAGGTGATTTCACGATTACCTTTCCAGCAGCGGATGCATCAAACGCGATAATCCGCATCGCCTAGAGATAATATGTGGCAGATATTACTGGATGGGGTAGAGGCACTTGGGGCGAAGATGCGTGGGGTGAACCTGATCTCGTCGATGTCACAGGCGTATCAGCAACTGGATCGATTGGATCGGTTACGGTCGCGGCAGATGCAGATGTCTCTGTCACAGGCGTGGCGGGAACGTCTGCAGTCGGATCAGTCACAGTCGCAGCAGCCGCTACTACTTCAGTTACAGGAGTTTCTGCAACAGGGTCTATTGGATCTGTATCAGTTTCGGCAGAAGCTAATGTTACGCCAACTGGTGTCGCGGGTACGAGTGCTATCGGGTCTGTATCGGTCAGCGCCGAAGCGACCACCTCAATTACCGGGGTATCTGCAACAGGATCTGTGGGATCAGTTTCTGTTACCGCCGCTGCGGTCATCAGTCCTACTGGTGTTGCTGGCACTTCAGCCGCTGGCAGCGTTACAGTCACGGGTGCGGCTAACGTCACTCCCACAGGTGTGTCAGCAACTAATAGTGTGGGTAGTGTCACTGTTGCTGCTGGGGCCATCACTTCTGTTACTGGCATTAGTGCTACTGGTTCAATCGGTTCGGTATCCGTTGCTGCTGCTGCATCTACTTCCGTTACTGGCGTGGCAGGGACTAGTGCGGTTGGCACAGTCACTACCAGCACTTCTCAAAACATTGAAGTCACGGGTGTATCAGGATCTGCACAGGTGGGTGTTGTCGCGGTTGAACCAGACACGAATGTATCCCCAGTTGGAGTTAGTGGAACCGGACAAATCGGATTTGCGTTAGTCTGGGGGCTGATAGATGATGCACAAACAGCAGATTGGGGTACTATTACAGACAGTCAATCACCTACCTGGTCAAGCGTGAGCGATTCACAAACACCAGATTGGAAAGATGTAGCTTAGAGGAAAACTGAATGGCAACTTACGTTAATGACCTTCGATTAAAAGAAATCGCCACCGGGGATGAAAGCGGCACTTGGGGTACGAGTACAAATACCAACCTTGAATTAATTGCAGAAGCTTTCAGCTTTGGCACTGAGGGCATTACGACTAATGCCGATACTCATACAACCACAATAGCGGATGGCTCTACTGATCCTGGTCGGTCAATATTCCTTAAATACACAGGCACATTAGATTCAGCCTGTACGATCACGATTGGTCCCAACACAGTTTCTAAACTCTGGTTCATCGAGAACGCAACCAGTGGATCTCAGAACATAGTTATCAGCCAAGGTTCTGGTGCAAGTATCACAATCGCAAACGGTCAGACCAAAGCAATCTACTCTGACGGTGCTGGATCAGGTGCTGCGATGGTTGATGCGTTTCAAGATATAGCTATCCCTGATTTGTTTATTGATGACGATCTGACGTTTACCTCAGACAGTGCAGTTATTACGTTTGGGGTGGACGGTGATACTACACTGACACATACAGATGGCTCTGGTCTTACGTTGAACTCTACTAACAAGATTATGTTCAATGACGCGAGTCAGTTCATCCAAGGCTCTAGTGCTACGGTTCTATCGCTTGGTGCGACTGATGAAATAGATCTGACTGCTACTGCAATGGACTTTAACGGCACCGTTACGATCTCAGGTGATACCACACTTGAAGATGGTGCTGATCTAATCACTGCATCCGCTGGCACATCTAACTTCCGCGCTGGTGTCAACGCTGGTAACAGTATCACCTCTGGCGGTAATTACAATGTGGTCGTGGGCGATGAAGCGGGTACGGCTTTGACTACGGGTGATAACAATGTGGCCTTTGGTTTTGCTGCTTTGAATGATGAAGATACAGGAAATTACTCAACTGCTATCGGTAGTGGAGCTTTATCAAAACAAAATAACGATGCTAATAATTATAATACCGCTGTTGGTTTTGAGGCTGGTAGAGAAGTCACCACGGGAATTTCCAACATTCTCATAGGTGGTCTTGCGGGTGACGCTTTAACTGATGCTGATTACAACACGGCTGTAGGAACTTTTGCATTAACCACGGACACGATGGGTAGTCAATCAACAGCGTTTGGTTATGGAGCATTACAAAACCAAAACTTCGCTACTGCTGCAAATTCATTTAACGTCGCTGTCGGTATAGAGGCGGGTTATGCAGTCACCACGGGAATCCGTAACACCTTTATTGGAGCTAAGGCGGGTGATGCCCTTACAGACGCAGATAACAATGTTGCTGTGGGTACGGATGCATTAGGAGCGAACCAACTAGGCACAGCTAACGTTGCTATAGGCAGATTTGCTCTTGGAACCATGAACCCTGCTACCGCTACGTCAACCTACAATACCGCTGTGGGTCCAGATGCAGGTGGAGCAATCACTACGGGTATTCGTAACACCTTGGTCGGAGCTTTCGCAGGAGATACGCTCACAACTGGTGGTAACAACGTAGCGATTGGATTAAATGCGTTAACATCAGAAGATGCTGGTAGTTACAACGTAGCTATTGGTTCTGAAGCCCTTAATACTCAAGACGCTGGAGATGCTTACAACGTAGCTGTCGGATACCGTGCTGGTAAATTAATTACCACGGCAACCCACAACACCCTCATCGGAGGTCTGGCTGGTGACGCTCTGACTACTGGGTCATCAAATGTGGCTGTTGGGTATCTGGCTTTAAGTACTGATGATGTTGGTCAACACAACGTAGCCATTGGTAGACAGGCACTTGAAAACCTAAATATAGCCACTGCGTCTAATACTTACAATGTAGCAATTGGCTCTTCTGCTGGGAATGCACTAACCACGGGAACTGACAACGTTTTTGTCGGTGGGATTGCAGGAGATGCTTTGACCACGGGTAGTGACAATGTGGTAGTCGGAGCAGGAGCTTTAGGAGCAGATACCAACGGACAAAAATCTGTAGCCATTGGTAGAGTGGCTTTAGCAGCACAAAACTTTACAACATCGTCCAACGCTTACAATACGGCTTTGGGCTATGCAGCAGGAACGGCAGTTACTACGGGGGTTCAAAACACTTTGCTGGGTAATGATGCCGGGAAAAGCTTGACGGACGCTGACAATAACATTGCTATCGGACATCAAGCATTAGACGCAGATACTCTTGGTAGTCGGGCTGTAGCGATAGGATCTTTTGCTTTAACGACACAAAACTTCACCACTGCTGTCAATGGTTACAACGTGGCTGTTGGATATGCAGCGGGTTCAAATGTTACCTCTGGAACGGAGAACACTATCGTCGGTGCTCTTGCAGGAGATGCGCTTACAGATACAGATTTTAACGCAGCCTTTGGAGTTGGAGCATTAGGAGGTGAAACAACTGGTAAAGCATCAACTGCTTTAGGATATGAAGCTTTAAAAACTCAAAACGTAGGAAGCGGAACTACCACTTATAACGTTGCAATTGGTTATAGGGCTGGGCTTCTCACCACGGATGGCATAAAAAATGTTTATATTGGTGGAGATGCTGCTTTAAGTGCAACCACGGCTAATAAAAATGTGGTCATAGGATCACAGGCAGCGGATTCAATGACCACTGGTGCAGAAAATGTTTTTGTTGGTGAATCTGCTGCTGGAGGGGCTACGGTTACAGGAAATGACAATGTTGCCGTGGGAAGAGCAGCTTTGTTAAATCTAACCTCTGGCTCTAATAACACGTGTGTAGGACATGACGCTGGTATTACAGGAAGTCCGGGTGGAAATATCAACAATGACAGTAATATTATTGTTCTTGGCGATGAAAATGTTTCTTCCCTTAATTGCCAAGCCTCACTAACCACCCCATCAGACCAACGGGACAAAACGGACTTTGTTGATTTAGACCTCGGTTTAGATTTTGTGAAAGCTCTAGAGCCTGTTACTTATTACTGGGACAAGCGAGCTAAATATGGTGATAAGTATGCAGAGGATTATGATCTAAACGCACAAACACCAGACGGAACTCACAAAGAAGACTGGATGGATGTGGGATTTAAGGCGCAGTCTGTACAGGATCTTGAAGAGGCTGCTGGTTACAAAATTGCTGACAAGAAAAATTTAACGGTAGCTCTATCGGGTGACGGTAAACAATACAGTCTTCGTTACGAAAAGTTTGTGCCAATCTTAGTTAAAGCCATCAAAGACCAAGACGCAATCATTCAATCACTTACTGCGCGAATTACCGCGCTTGAATCATAGGAGGATAGAAAATGGCAGAAGCT